TACTTAGGAACTTATACATGAAGTACAAGTCAGTGTTAGTTATATCAGACTTACACATTCCATATCATCATCCTGATGCTTTTGATTTTCTATCTGAACTGAAGAAGAAATATAAACCTGACCTCGTGGTCAACATCGGAGATGAGATCGATCAGCACTCAATCAGTTTTCACAATCATCATCCAGACCTGAAGTCACCTGGCGATGAACTCAAAGCAGCGAGAATGTATGTCAAAGACTTAGAGAAAATTTTTCCTCAAATGACCTTGATACATTCAAACCATTCATCGTTGGTGTATCGTCGAGCTGTGGCCCATGGTTTAAGCTTGGAGTATCTGAAGTCATACAATGAGTTCTTGCATGTCGGTCCAGGATGGCAATGGGTAGATGATTTACATATTACTTTATCTGATGGACAAAAGTGTTTCTTTACTCATGGTATGTCCGCCCGTGTTTTGGCCGTTGCAATGCAGTACGGGTGTAATGTAGTTCAAGGCCATTTTCATTCTAAGTTTAGTATTGAATACTTTAGTAACCCAGATAAATTAGTATGGGCTATGCAAACAGGATGTCTGATTAACCAAAAAGAATTAGCATTTGAATATGCAAAGAATTTTAAATCACGTTTCATCATCGGTTGTGGTATGATCATAGAGGGGCAACCCAAACTCATGCCAATGGTACTCAAGGATGGTGGACGATGGACGAAAACAATAGTTTAATCTCAGAACTAGATTCAGAACAAGCAACTGCAATTGATTCGGTGATCGGTAAAAAGATTTGGAACATTGAAATCTTAGAAGATGGTGATCAATCGATGGTGAAGATTATGTTCTCTGAAGATGATGAGTCAGACTTTATACTTTTGCATGCTGAAGGTCTCGATATGTACATTGTCAACGAAAAACCTAAGGTCACCCACTAAAACGACCCACACAATCGCCCTGTATTGCACGATCTCATGTCAACCTAGGGTAACCTATCAGAAAATAACGATCTTTTAACAGTGCTTCTCATGAAAAGCCGTAGCCATATATCGTGGTTTTTACAGCTGTATTACATGTATTACAGGTGCATAATGAAGATTCGATTAACAAGGAGACTATTATGTGGACTAAACCAGCTGCAACTGAAATGCGTTTCGGTTTTGAAGTTACAATGTACGTTTGTAATAAGTAAAAGAAAGGGGCTTACGCCCCTTCTTTGTTAAAAGAATCCTACCTTCTGTGCCTTAGATACTTTGAAGTTATAAATATCTCTAATTGCATTCCTGAAAGTATCTTCCCCTCCACTTTGCGGTAACAAATGAGATTGTACTTTTAACTTCTGCATCATGCGACTATGATTGTAGTCAGGATGATGAAATAATTTAATCATACAATTGAGCAAGTGACTCTTCTTATAGTTTGGATAGTACTGACCAATCTGATCCAGCTGTCTTGCATGTTCTAAAGCTTGATTGTAATTCTTGATCCTGAATGTACCAAACTTAAACTGTCTACCTAACTCACCTGATCGAGTTGGACTACCACCGAGCAATGCAATACATGCACTGTAGTTGTACCCAGTCTCTTGCATGAACTGTTTAAACTTAATGTATTCTGGATGGCCTAGCGCACAGAATGAATGTAGTCTATTGCCATTGTTCCAGTTAGCCATGTTCTCATTCAGTCTGCGTACCTCATCTAATGCTAACTTATTAATCTTGATAAAGTGTACGTCCAAGCCAAGAAAGTTTGCCGCTTCAAAGCGATGTTGACCGTCAATGATCTCATGCTTCTCGTTAACAATGATCGGTACAGGGATGTACCTTTCTTTCATTGACTTTATCAATCTCTTTAAGTTGGTTCTATTGATGTTACGATTCCCGTTAATGTATTTAAACATACCGTAATCATTGGTTTTATAAACTTGATTTACTTGTTTCATTATGTTTTCCTTTAAGTTAATTACAAATTACTACGTCTTTACATACCCGACAAATCTGCATCGTTCCATCGGGTAAATAAACTCTTTTGGTTTCACAGGCTCCCACATAATGTGAGAATCCTACGAGTGCTGCAATAATGATAAATACTAAAATGTCTCGTTTATCCACGTAAACCTCCACTTCCATCACTTGATCTTCGCATACGCTCACCTTTTATCTTCATCATGGCTACACGTTCACGAAATAAATCTTTATCCATTCCAAGAATGTTCATGCATAATTCAAACATCTCATTGTCATCATAGATAAAGTCCTCTGCTTCTTTTACAAGTTCTTTAGGTGATCGGTATCCGAGTAAATCATGTAATGCAGTTTCTAAAATACCGATTATCAATCTTGCTCTCCAGTCATCCTCTGCATAGCTTTTACGAGATTCGACTATATACGATGGATCTATAGTAAATTCCATGACTTACTCCTGACTAATCCGTCTAAGAATGTCACTGATCTCATTCTTGATTGCTAAGAATGTATCAGGGCCAAGGATTGATAATGCTTGTTTATTGATTTCAAAGAACTCTGTCAGCTTCTTTGCTTTGGTATCTTTATCAAGCTGACTATTACCAATCCTTTGTGACATCTCAATCATGGTCTTCTTCATGGCATCTTTATCTTTAACCTCAATCGGTTCCTTGCCAGGTAGATTGAGGCTTAGAACTTTTTTATTTCAGTCACCTTTGATGGTGGTAGCTTATCTACCATAGACTTTGTTGCTGCGTTGCCATCATCATCTTCAGGCGCAATGCCACAGGATGCCATGAGTGAGTAACGTCTGGCATAAGTCAATGCTGATCCATAACCTTGTGGTGTATTTTTATCAGCTGGGACATGAATCAATCCACCTGATATTTGTTCACCGCTTTCATGCATAAAGATAGTCTCGACCTTGACGCCACTGTCACAGTCATGAGTCTTTTGTATTAATGCAATGCCATGGTTATTCAGTGCATCAATCACAGCTTCAACGCATCCCGCTAAATCCACATACTTAGATTTAAAGTGTGGGTTCGTTGATGTTTTAAGAGCTGGGGCAAACTCTTTTTGTGCCTCGACAAATGCCTTAGCAATCCCCAAAGTTTTCTCTGTCATAATCTTCTCCAAAGTAAGTTAATATTAATTCACGACGTCTGCGTTTATCTACAATGCGTCGTTTGATGATCGCTAAAAACTCAGCGTCATCCTTTTGATCTTGTTCATACTCTTCTTCACGTATGACTGTTTCATATAAATGTTGTAAATTATCCATTGTCGACTGTCCTTATACGTAATTTAGATTGGCGCACAGTTCGTGCGGGTTTGGCTGGTACAATCTTCTCAGGTGTAGCCTTGTAACTAATCATTGGCCATGAGATTTTGTACTGACCTGAAATGGCATACATATTGTCACGCATACGATCCATAATTTTAAGTTCATGGTTTTGTATTTGCTCTTCTATGTCTGCATGGATCTGACGTAACTCTATGATTTTATTAACATCTTCCTCTACATCATCGAGTGTAATCGTTTCCTTTTCAGCTTCATCAAAGATCGATGCGGCTTCTTTGGTCGACTCCATGTCATACCATTCGACCTCATCATTAGTTTTGTATTTGTCCAGGCGACGTTGAAAATCAATCACTGCCTCATGAATCCTGGCAATGACCTCTTCATCTCGTTTGTATACAAAAGTTTTTAGAGTGGTACCTTTATACAGTACACACACTGCACCCCACTTTGCACCTGTGATGTCCATTTGCATTTGTAATTGCAATGGCCCACGATACAGTGGTAGTTCTGTTGCTGACTCTACTTCATGCGCAGTCAGTTTAGCTTCGACAATGCCCATACCATCAAGCACTATCTCGTCCTCATTGACGCAGACAATCCCTTTTTCAATATCCGTCATGATTGTTCTGCCGTCACCCGCAACGGTGCCGTCCAAACTGCATGCGATTGGGATTGTTTTATGAAAGTATGGTTTGAGATGTGTTGTCTTTGGATTGCCAAGCCCAAGTCTTGCACATGACTCATTGAGTATCGTTGTCTCAAGTGTATTGCCCCAGAACATGCTCTCATTGGAGATATGCGGTGGCTCAATCCCTGAGATAACATCCATCTTTTGTTTTAATAGTTCGTTGACCGTCATAAACCTTGAAGCACCCATTAATACAGGTATTTCAGAAGCTGATAGCTGGTCGTTCGGTGTGACTTTACCGACCATTGTGTTCCCTTTCGTTTAATAGTTCTAAGAAATTGTCAAGATCATTGACCATTGAAAACCAGTCATCCATTGAAATCTCACCACGTCGTTCGAGTTCAAAGACGTAGTTAATGAGTTGTCGGATCTTAGTTTTGAGTAGAGTTTTCTCTTCTTGTTTTGTCATCGTGTTTACCTTTCATGGTTTCTGTTAAACATTCTTGTTTTGTGTTTACAAGTATTTTGGTATCTCTATGTACTTGTTCAAACAATGCCCCCTCTTTACAATAGACTTCAGGGGTATCCCTATTATAAGATATCCTTAAATTAATTGCAAGATCATAGATTCCCGCGCCAATAACGGCCCCGAGAATTATATAAATGCCTGGCTTTCTCATGCGTCCCCCTTTTTAGTTTTTGGTATCTCGACCCTATTGAGAAGATAATTTTCGATGGCCAGGTCATCTAGCCATTCTTGATACGATGCGAAGCCGCAAAAACTTTCGCTTTCATTTTCCATTTAAACCCCCTTTTATATGCTTATGTTTAAAACATAATATGAGATTATTCCTAAGATTAAAAACAAAATAAAGCCGCCTAAAACGTCCATAATGGTATTTTTAATGCGCCTTTTTTTAGCTATATCTTGTAACATTTCAGAATTAATATCAGACAAGTATCTATCAAAGTTATTCATTATTAGCCCTTTCTATACAATGTAAACAAATAACTTCATCTTGTTTAAAGATTGTTCTATCGCCATTATCGCCAAAAAACAACCCGTCATTAAAAAAGTATTCGCCCTTATATTTAATTGATGCATTGCATCTATCACAATTAATTTTCATAATTAAGCCCCTTTCTATATGATTTTTAAGTGATCTAATTCAGTCTCTAAGACTTCAATTAAACCTTGTTTGATTAATGCGGTTTTTGATAAACCGTGTAATGACTCATAATGTGATAACTTAGGTAAAATAACATCATTATAAGCATTATAGATTTTATCTATAGCGCGTTTTTTGGATGTGGACGTCGTGATAAAAGTACGATCCCTAAAATGCAAAGTTGAAATATAAAGTTTCATAATATACCTTTCATAGTTTATAAAATGATTATCAAATGATAATCCCTAAGCGCGCTATTAAACACGCTTAGAAGTATCACTTGTTTATGACAAAACCGCTTGTATCTTTTCGCGCTTTTCCTTTCGCATATAAACCTAATACAGCATTTTTAGGGTTTAAAAAGGTTAGATCATGTTTATCACCGTTAAAAACTTTTCTTTTATGGAAAGTAACGGGAATATTTTCAGGTTTATCAAATACAGCCGCAATTCTAATACCTTTCTTAATTGCGCGTTTATTGTATTTTTGAAAGCTTTCCGCGCCTGAATAACTAAAAGTAAGATCATAGTTACTAGGCAAGTTGGATCTATTTGGAATTTTGGTATAGTCGTAAAATTGTACATTTGGGAATATATCAAAAATAGTTTGATCTTTATTAAACCATTTAAACTTGATCTTTTCAAATTGAATATCACTAGTACCGTTTAATCTAACCGCAGCTTTTAAACCTAGTTTTTTAGCTTTCCGTGATAAAAATCCTATATCAGTGACAAGTTGTCTCATAAAACCCTCTTGATCACTATTAAAAAAGTGACTTTTCTTAAGTCGTGCGGCCTGGATGCTGTCAAATTGTCCACGGCCTGAAGTATTCAAACATGGTTTTTTACAGCCAGCTAAGTCCGCCATAGGGCAATAATTAACCCCGCTTAAATCCGCGGGGCTTAAATAAAGAATTCCTGTTAAATATCCAAATTTGGTATTCTTTGAAGTTTTAGCATTTTGATCTATATTGAGTAACATTTTATTTCCTTTCATGGATTATTAAATTTTGGTATCTCAACCATATTGTTTACTGTAATTTTCCGTTTTTAAAGAATAACTTTCCATTAATACCTAATAGTTTCTTGACTAATGGATAGCGTTTAAACTTGTCAAATTGATCATCATCATCAACTAGAATACAAGTTGATAGTTTAATTAATTCTTTAAATTGTGAATTAGTATAATAATTGTTATGAATTAGATCTATTAAATGATTAATATCTTGATCTAAGTCATATGGGTTTAAAGTCATATTAAAAAAGTCTTGTGGACGTTCTTTATAAGTTGCGATAATTTCAAGTTCCATTATTTTTCCTTTCATGGATTATTAATAGTCAAAACCAATAAATACTTGTCTATTAGATTTAACAAAACGTTCTTTATTGATATCATCAACAGGGCTTATTGAATAAGTTTTAGTTGATCTATCATAATGGTTGATTGTATAAACCGCGCTATTTTCAGGTTTTAATTTGAAATAAAAAGCGCTGCTTTTCTTAAGTTGATTGATTAATATTACGCTCATGTCTTTTCCTTTCATGGATTAGTTATATATTTCATAGTCAACTATTTCAATAAATGGATTGTTATAAACATCATCTTTATTGAATGTAAGATCTTTTAATGGATCATTAGGATCTTGAGTATCTGTGAATGTACCGTCGGTTTGTTCATATAAATGATAACCGTCTGAAGTTGTGATTTTAAGAAGTTTCATAATTAAGCACCTTTCATAGTTTATAAATTACACTTACATTCTATAACAGATATCTAATTATTACAACTATTTAAATGCATGATGTTTTAACAGGGTTGATACATAACACTCTTAATAGGGATTCATATAAGCTAGTTTAATTTATATGTCTCAAACATCTGTTAAAAACTAATGTTGTATCTACGCAACATATCTACCAGCAAAATGCTTTCATGTGGTATATTTGTAACAAGGGGTTTCGGGGGGAGGGGGGGCGGTCTTTCTGTCTCCCTGTCTCACTCAAATTTTTCCCAGTTTTCCTAAAAGTCTCTGGTTAGATAGCTGAAACACGGTATTGCGTTGAGCTTGGTCGAAGTCACGCCAGTTGACAATCTCATCACGCGTACGGCCACACGAGATACACAACTCGATATTGTCTATAGACTCAAGTCTACATTGGAATACACATGGTGATTCTTGCATGGTGTCCTCATGAACATTAGTTATATATATATCAATGGAGCATGTGGTCAGCATGTCATGTTGATAACTTGGAGTAATAGAACCAAACCCGATAAAAAAAAGGTATTTATCAGTTAACACAATTAAGTGGATAGCTCTCGTTTATCTAGTATGCTGTACGCCCGCTTTCACGATTCCCGATACCTTTATATACTTCTAATAGGAGAGATCTCTGCGGTTAAACACGTTTATCCTGGTCTGTCGCTATCTACATTCCAGAGGGCTGGGTCATAGCCCCGTTAAATACATATTAGCATAACTGTAGTTAATTACAAGACTTGCACTTAAGTATCTTTCAGATATACTATATCTATGGATCCATTTAAAATAACAGAACCAACAGTTATATCTTTTAGTGGTGGGAGAACATCAGCATATATGCTATGGCGTATTCTACAATCTAATAATGGATTACCTAAAGAAGCAATTGTTTGTTTTGCTAATACAGGTAAAGAAGAAGAAGCTACATTA